AAGAAATCCCCCAAGATACAGAGCTGCAAAACATCGTTGATGAAATTGCCGATCTGATCAATTCAACCTTGTATTTACTCACCCTTAAATAGGAAACATCATGGCAAATTTAGACAAAAACCAACCTACTGGCTACGGCAACAACGTCAAAATGGCTGGTAACCCTGCCGCTGACATGAAATCTGGCGAACAAGGAAGTGCTAAAAAGAACATTCCTAACGCCATGACCAACAAAACTGGCAAAGACGCTGACTTTAATTGCGGAAAAATGAGTGGTGTTTGCTACACTCACGACCGTAAGTCTTACCAATAAAGCGAAAACCCTACCGATAAGAGGTCGGTAGGGCTTTCTAACCAAACAAAAAGAGAGGTTTTGAGTGGCTGAAGCACATTCTAATTGCGGTAATTGCAGATTTTTCAGAAATCAGCAAATCATGGGTATTTGCAGAAGATACCCAGAGCACCATAACAAGCACCAAACCGATTGGTGCGGACAACACGAAGTTGGAATCGTTGATGTTGTTAAACTACCTGTTTACGACATCATGACTGACGAGACCAAAGAGGTTTCTGTTCCTGTAAAGAAAAAGCCAGGGAGACCCAAGAAATGCTAAACCCATTGCGTGACCGTGTTGTTGTAAAACCACAAGTCAGAAATCTGTCAGACATTATTTATGTCAACAACAAAGAACCTTTTAACGAGGGTACTGTTGTCGCCATTGGCCCAAAAGTTTACGATGTAAAGGTCGGAGACTTTATCAAGTACGGGAATGGGGATTACCTTAACTGGCCCACTGAGAAAATTGATGGGCAAGACTACCAAATCATTCAAGAAGCCGACATTTGTGCGGTTGTGGAGGAATAATCATGGCGACTTCAAAAGGGCTATATGCCAACATTCATGCCAAGCAAGAGCGCATAGAGCGTCAAAAGGCTGCGGGTAAGACTCCTGAGCGCATGAGAGCGCCTGGCACTAAGGGCGCACCTACTGCCGAGGCTTTCAAACAATCTGCTAAAACGGCAAAGAAATGAAAAAGCACGACAAGCCCATTCCCCACAAGACCACAGGCAAGGGTAAAACCTACAATCCTACGGAAAAAGGTGCGGGAATGACCGCTAAAGGTCGTGCCGAATACAATGCAAAGAACAATGCAAATTTAAAACCGCCTGCCCCCAATCCAAAAACTAAAGCTGATGCAAGTCGTAAAGCATCATTTTGTGCAAGAATGGAGGGGATAGTTAAAAACGCCAAAGGCCCAGCGGAACGAGCCAAGGCATCCCTCAAAAACTGGAACTGTTAAAGGAATATTATGTCAAACTCAGTAGCAATAGGCGTAGCCTACTCTGATCCCGAATTTACAACTTGCTATGCAAGCTCAGAAATCGGTTATGCAACTGGCGCTCAAGGCACAGTAACTCAACTGACCGACAAATCAACAGGCGTGACTTTGAACAAGTCTGCTGGTCGAATCACAATGAACAATGCGGCTTTGGCTGGCGCTACTGCTGTGTCATTCGTCTTGACCAACAGCACAATTTCAGCTAATGACACAATGATTGTGAATATTGGAAGCAATACCACTGGTAGCGCTCTTGGTGCTTACACCACTTATGTTTCATATTTGGCTGCTGGTTCTGCTTTGATCACTTTGCGTAACTTGACTGCGGCAACTTCATACTCTGAAGCCGTAGTCATCAACTATGCAATTATTCATGGCGCTTCATAAAGAAGCCATTGAAAAGCGCTTAGAAGAACTCCAAGCGCAAGCCAGGCAACAAGAGACAGTCCTGATTCAACTCTCTGGGATGATTCAGGACTGTCACTATTGGCTAGGTGAAATCCAAAAGGAGAAGGCAAATGCCCCTGATAGCATCAATGACCCCGAAGGCACTTAGAGCCAATATCAAAGCAGAAATAGAAAGCGGCAAGCCCATCAAACAGGCTGTCGCTATCGGTTATTCAGTAAAGCGTGAAGCTGAGAAAAAAGCCAAACAAAAGCCCAAAAAGTGAAAATTACTCAAAAGAAAGTCACAGAGCTAATTCCTTATGTAAAAAACAGCCGCACCCACTCAGATGAACAAGTGGCACAAATAGCGGCAAGCATTAAAGAGTTTGGCTGGACTAACCCAATCTTGGTTGATGGATCAAACGGCATCATTGCGGGGCATGGTCGCTTGATGGCTGCCCGCAAGTTGGGATACAAAGAAGTTCCCACCATAGAACTGAAAGACCTGACCGAAACCCAAAAGAAAGCATACATCATTGCCGACAACCGCCTTGCGCTTAATGCAGGGTGGGATAATGAAATGCTAACCATTGAGTTAAACGACTTGTTGGCTGACGGGTTTGCTTTGGATATATTAGGGTTTGACCCTAAAGAGTTGGGCGCACTGCTAGAGCCTGAAGTAGTGGAAGGGTTAACGGATGAGGATGCCGCACCCCCATTACCTGACGAACCAATTACCAAGTTAGGCGATATTTACCAACTTGGCAACCATAGGTTGATGTGTGGCGACAGTACAAGCGTAGATGCCGTAGAAACCTTATTACAAGGCCAACGGGCAGATATGGTATTTACTGACCCGCCTTATAACGTGGCATTTAATGGGCGAAGCGGTAAGTTTGACGTAATTAAAAACGATAATTTGCCTGATGATCAATTTGCCCAATTTATTCAAGATTGGTTGCAAACCTTTGAGGCGTTTAGACCAAACAGTTATTACATTTGCTGTAATTGGGCGTTTTATGGCATTTTGCAAAGCGCATTAAAACCCAAGGCTTGCATTGTTTGGGCTAAGAATGTTTTTGGTTTGGGTAGGGGTTACAGGCATCAGCACGAATTTATTGTGTTTGATGGCCTAATTGACCCAGACATTAAAAACGAATCAGATTTGTGGAACATTGCCAAAGACAGCAAATATGTTCATCCAACCCAAAAGCCTGTGGCTATAAGTGAACGAGCCATTAAAAACAGCACCAAGCCTAAAAACATTGTGTTGGATTATTTTGGTGGCTCTGGCAGCACACTAATTGCTTGCGAAAAACAAAACCGCCATGCTAGGGTTATGGAACTAGACCCCAAATACTGCGATGTGATTGTAAAGCGATGGGAAGACTTTACAGGCAAAAAAGCCACTTTATTGACAAAAACTGAGGAAATTGCTTAAAATTTAAGCGAGTTCCCCCATATAAAAGATGCCAGTAATTCCACAAGAGGCTCACAAGCCAACCGATGACACTAAAAGGCTGGTTGAATCCAGTTCGGGATTAGGCTTGCCTCACGAATCTATTGCCGTGTTGGTGGGTATTGATGACAAAACCTTGCGTAAGTATTACCGCCATGAACTAGACATGGGCAAGGCCAAAGCCAATGGACAGATTGCCAAGACGCTATTTCAAAAGGCTACGGCAGGGGATACGACAAGCCTGATCTGGTGGACTAAAAGCCAAATGCGTTGGTCTGAAACTGTTAAAGCTGAGGTTACAGGCGCAGATGGTGAGCCACTTCAGGGCATCCAAGTCACCTTCGTGAAGCCAAATGAGTGAAGTTCAAGACGCTATTGCAAGGGCAGAATTCCCTGTAAAGCTGGAAGGACTGTTTAAGAAAAGCCGTTACAAGGTCGCCTATGGCGGTAGGGGCGGTGCTAAATCTTGGGGCATAGCTAGGGCACTTTTAATCCTTGGTGCTAAAAGCCCGATGCGTATATTGTGCGCTAGGGAGTTTATGACTTCCATGCGGGATTCTGTGCATAAGTTGTTGTGCGACCAGATTGAAGCCCTTGGGTTGCTTGGCTTTTATGAAATAACCCAAGCCAGCATCCGAGCCAAAAACGGCACAGAGTTTGCCTTTGTTGGACTTAAAAACAATATTGCCAATGTCAAGTCTTATGAAGGCGTGGACATTTGTTGGGTGGAAGAAGCCCAAACAGTAAGCCGCCTCAGTTGGAATGTGCTTATCCCAACCATTCGTAAAGAGGGCAGCGAGATATGGGTTTCCTTTAATCCTGAGTTGGAAACTGACGAAACCTATCAGCGTTTTGTGGCGAACCCGCCTGGTGACTCTATTCAGATCAAAATCAATTGGTACGACAACCCTTGGTTTCCCGAAACTCTCAAACTTGAGAAAGACTCACTCAAATTAAGGGATGAGGAAGCCTATAACCAAGTGTGGGAAGGTTTATGCCGTCAGACGGTGGATGGGGCTATCTTTGCCAAAGAGATGCAACAGGCCGAGAAAGAAGGAAGGATTACCCGTGTTCCTTATGACGCTACAAAGCCCGTCCATGCGGTTTTTGACCTTGGGTGGTCAGATAGCACCGCCATTTGGTTTTTGCAGTTCATAGGCATGGAAACACGCCTTATTCGTTACATTGAGGACAGTCAAAAGACCATCAGTTACTACTTGGCAACGATGCAGACGTTTGGTTATGTGTACGACACCATTTGGCTTCCGCACGATGCAGAGAATAAGACGTTGGCAGCGGCTGGTCGATCAATTGATGACATTGTGAGGGCGGCAGGGTACAAGACTCAAATCTTGCCCAAAGTACCAATCGTGGACTCAATCAATGCGGCTAGGACAATATTTCCAAGTTGTTGGTTTGATCGGGAACACGCAGCAGACGGGCTTTCTTGTCTCAGGCATTACCGCTATGAGGTTGATCCAGACACGGGGCAGTTCAACCGAAGCCCATTGCACGATCATTATTCACACGGTGCAGATGCTTTCAGATACATTGGACTTATGATTAAAGAACCAACCAAGCGGAAGAAATCAGCACTAATTGCCAATGTTGGCAGTTGGATGAGCTAATGAGATAATAATCTCAGCATGAATATAAAGGTCTAACTATGGCTTACCAAGACGAAACAGGAAATAAAGACAAGATCAACGAGGCGATCAAGTTCTGGCGCTTGGTCAATGATTCCGACTCTACAAACCGAGCCGAAGCCTTACAAGATGTAAAGTTTGCCGCTGGCGATCAATGGCCTGTGGAGATTCAGAACTCAAGAAACCTTGAATCTCGCCCTTGTTTGACCATCAACAAGATTGATGCGTACATTCGTCAAGTGACCAATCAGCAAAGGATGCAACGCCCCCGCATCAAAGTTCACCCTGTGAATAACTTGGCTGATTACAAAATTGCCCAAGTGATTGAGGGGATTACCCGTCACATCGAAGTGAACTCAAACGCTGATACCGCTTATGACACTGCATTTGACTATGCAGTTCGCATGGGTTGGGGTTACTGGCGAGTGAACACCCGTTACACACGGGAAGATTCGTTTGATCAAGAAATCTACATTGATACGATTGACAACCCTTTTACGGTCTATTTTGATCCTAATTCAGTTTTACCCGATGGCTCAGACGCAGAGCGATGCTTGATCACTACGGTTCTAGACAAGAAGATTTTTAGGGATATGTACCCTGGCGCTAATGATGGCGCTAACTTTCAGCAGCGTTCTACAGGCGATGACACAGCCGCATGGATCACCAAAGAAGACATTCGAGTTGCTGAATACTTCTGGATTGAGCGTGAAAGAGCCAAACTCTATTTGTTGAGCGATGGCACTTCAGGCTTTGCTGACTCAGAAAACTTCTTTGCCCGTGTTGAGGCTTCTGGCCTGACCGTGATTGATGAGCGTAATAGCTTCCGCAAGGCGGTCAAGTGGATTAAATGCACCGCTATGGAAGTCTTGGAAGAAAAGACTATGGCGGGTAAGTACATTCCCGTAGTCCCTTGCTATGGCGCACAGGTCATTGTGGACGATAAGCGCAAGAAATACGGTTTAGTGCGTTTTGCCAAAGACCCACAACGGATGTACAACTTCTGGCGCACATCCATGACCGAGAGCGTAGCCCTTGCACCTAAAGCAAAGTGGCTGCTTGCCGAAGGTCAGGACGAGGGTCACGAGAACGAATGGGCAATGGCTAACATCAAGTCAACCCCTGTTCTGAGATACAAACAGAAGGACATTGAGGGACAACCCGCCCCCACTCCTACACGTTTACAGCCCGAGCCGCCTCCAACAGGCATCATGGAAGCCGCTGGCGCTATTTCCGCAGACTTGCAGATGGTTTTAGGTATCCTTGACCCCAATCAATTGCCAAGCGGGAATATCTCAGGCAAGGCTTTACAAGGCCAACAGAACCAAGTTGATCTGTCGAATTACCATTTCTACGACAACATGACCCGTTCTATCAGGCACACGGGCAAAATCATCTTGGATTTGATTCCTTACATCTATGACACTCAGCGAGTGATGCGGATTATTGGCTCAGATGGTCAACCAGATATGACCACAATCAATGAAAAGAACGAGATTGGTGAAGTTCTCAATGATGTGACCGTGGGTGAATATGATGTGGTGATGGACACAGGCCCAGGCTTCCAATCCAAGCGTCAACAAGCCGTAGAAAGCATGATGCCGCTACTCACGGGTAATGCGGAATTGTTCAATATTGCGGGTGATTTGGTATTCCGTAACATGGACTTCCCTGGCGCAGATGTGATCGCAGACCGCCTTGCCGCCATGAATCCGTTGGCTAACATTGACGAGAAATCTAATATTCCTCCTGAAGTGCAGATGCGTTTGGCTCAGTCTCAACAGACCATTGAGCAGCTCCAGCAACAACTTCAAGCGGCTGGCCTTGAGATCAACAATCGGGCGCAAGTGGCTCAGATCAAAGAGGAAGGCGCAACCAAGCGCAAACTCATGGATGTCACCGCAAGA